CTCCTCTGACGGTTCGGATGTAGTAATCACTGTGTCTGGCGTGAATCCCAGAGGCTGAGTCAACGAGTTGGCTGACTGTTCCCGATGGCTTAACACAGCTAATAGCAGTAGCAACAGGAATGCCAAGGCGGCCAGCCCACTCAGCGTTAGTTTCGACTGCAATCCATTTAAGATGTTCAAGGGTCTTCTCCAATCCTGCGTTTTTAGTTGTCATTAGTGGGTTGTCCATGATCCCTGTCATTGAGACACCCAGTAGTCGTTCTTCTTCTGTGTTCTTCTGCCATATCTTACGGAGATAAGGGAACTTTGTAAAGGAAGATTGTATCGTACCAAGGATGGTAGCCATACGAACCTTCTTCTCTAGGTCTTCAATACTATCTGTTGCCCGTACTACGCACTCCGTTAGGTTGCAAAACTGATTTGGGCGCAAGATGATTTCCGAACACGGGTTGGTCCCAAAGTCATAGTCAGCATCACGGCGTCCATTCTTAGCTGCCTGTACCTTAGAAGCCTGACGGTTAAAGATACCACGTTCACCTGAGCCTGACTCAACCAAGGCCATCCACTCACGCATGAAGGACAGGCTGTCAGGCTTCTCTGTGTATGACACTGAGTTATTAGCTAGTGCCCGTTGAGGGTTGTGTGTCCACCAGTCCCCTGACTTGGCGTGACGCATACGATCATCTGACAGGTTAGACAGAGAGATCATAGCACTGCGACGTACACCACCAACAACTACTACCTCACCGATCTTACACATCAGGTCATGGCATTCGATAGATGACAGCTTACGTCCCTGTGCTTCCTTGAAGATCTTAACTGCGAAGTTAAACAGATCAACAAGAGGGGCTGGACCTGAGGCACGACCACCGAATGTCTTTAGTCGTGCACCTGCAGGACGGACAAGACTTACGTCCCACTTAGGGATTTCACCAGCCCAGAGGAGTGCTAGTAGTTGACGGAAAGCCTTAGCCCACCCTTCCTTACTGTCCTTGACGACGATGGTAGTCTCACTGACGAACAACTCAGGGACCTCAGGAAGCTTACTGATGAACTGACGTTCAACACTGAACCCAACACCAGTACCACAGAGAAGGATGAACATAGCCTCATCGAAGGACTTCGGGTCATCTACGGGTAAGTAGCTGCAGTTATAACCAGCTGTGTTGTCACGTGCCAAGGCAGGGCCAGCTGTCATCATGGCTCTCATAGATGGCATGACTTCTAGGTTAAGGATAGACTGTTCAATTTGATTGACATAGCTGTCATCACCTAAGACAGGACGGACAACATTATCCATGTAACGTTTAACTGTTTCAGGCCATGACTCACGCCCCTTACCGTCAATGTAACGAGCATAACGCGAAGTATGAATGAAAGATTGGTAGTCAGTTGGTAGATAGTTATTTGTCATTAGATCCTCGCTTCTCTAAGTCATCCTTCATCCAGACCAAACGGTCAATGTCACAGCGGTTAATACCAATGTCACGTAGCTCTAGGTCTGACAACATGTTTAATTCTTTTATTACTCGTCGGTGTGCTCTCCAAGTTTGAATGTACTTAAGGAACCGCCATACCCATTTAGGTGCTGCAACAATCATCGCTTATCTCCTGATCCTTTTAAAGTGCCACGTTCTTTACGACCATGTAGTTTCTCTAGGTTAGCTAATGCAATGTCGTGTAAGTCAATGTTTAAGTCACGAGACAGAGCCGCTACGTACCAAAGGACATCCCCAATCTCGTCAGCAATACCTTGACGATCAAAGTTGTCATCACGTAGGATCTTCTTAACTTTGTTGGCCACCTCACCAGCCTCTGCAGCTAGGCCTAAGGCAGGGTAGAGTATAGCCTTTGTTGAATTATAGATAGCTGTTTTAGCTGCCATCTTTTGGTACTCATTCAAGTCCATCTTTTCTTTATACATTTCGCTATAGTATTCCCAAGCGTTCAAGTCAGACTCATTAATCATTCTTCCCACCTTTCGATTTCTTCTTCTTCATTAGTTGTGTCCACGTATTCTTTAGGGTCAAGCAATCCTTCGTCAACCAGTAATCTGATAACGTGCTCAACGGATATATCATTCTCCTCAAGCAACCATTCAAGGTCAAAGTCTTGAGCCAAGGTTCGTATTTTACTATCAAGATCAAACATTGTCAAGACCTTTTCTCCTTAATCCATGACATAGGAATAGTTTCCCTAGCGTATTTAAAACCATGTTGCTCACACCAAGCAGCGTATGTAGACTTAGAACCTTTACTTATCTTGGCGTTAGGGTTACTAAAGACAAAACGTATGTCATACTCAGGGTGTTGCTCTTTTACCTTCAAGTGTTTTGCTCTGTCTGATGGTAAGAATCGTCCCTTAGTTTCTATTATAATACCGTTTGGTAGTATGAAGTCAGGGGTGTATACCTTGACATCTGGTTGCCACTGGATCTTAAGTGTTTCGTATTCAAACTTAACCTTAAGCTTTCGTAGATAGGCAGCTGTCCTCTTCTCTAGTCCTGATCTATAACGCACTTAGGCGGCTCCCATATTTGATTTGGATGACGACGTAACCATAGCAGTACCCCATTCTCTACTACACGTTCTTCTTCTCCACCGTAAGCACGTAAACACTCTTCGTATAGACAGGCCTCATTGTCACAGTCATCTAGCATCTTCTTAGCTTTAGCTGGTCCAACACCGTATAGTCCTACGATATTATCTGCTCTGTCACCAGTAAGAATCTGAGTATAGAAAAACTTTAACCCTTCAAACTCAGAAACTTTAGTGAACTTTCCCTTAGTT